GTCTAGCCGACGCAGTGCATGACACCTCATGCCGTAAGGCATGAATCTCTACCAGAGGAGTTGCGTTGCCTTCCGCTCGAGGTCCGACCACCCGTTCTCGGGATCTAATCACGACTGATCCGCGGTCGGTATACCGTGAAGTTAATACGGAATACCCACCATATGCGGCCGGTACGTGGGCAGATTCTGAGACAGTTGGTCAGAAGGCGAGCAGGAAGGGGAAACAGGTTACTGTTTCCGAAGGGCATCCTTTTGTCGGCGTAAAGAACCGGCAAGGGGATGTAGGGGGAGAGTTCTATTCTCAAAGACAATATGTATTGGCCGATAACCGGTCAATAAAACTGTCTAAGAGGTTGGACAACTACCCCTACTACAAAACGGATCTCATTTATGAAGGTCCGTTGCGTCCGATTAACATCGGTAGCTCTAGTTATTCCTTTCCACCCGCATCTAGTTCCAGCAATGCTGTTCTAGATGCATGGGGTGCTAAGGCTATTGCTAGGTCTAAGCCCACTAACTCAGTTGCCGACGCCTCTACCTTCCTTGGAGAGCTCCTAAAGGATGGGTTACCCCATCTGATAGGACATGCTCTTTGGAAAGATCGAACTAAAGCAGCGAAAGCTGCGGGTTCAGAATATCTGAATACCCAGTTCGGTTGGGTTCCATTCGTCAGTGATATCCGCGATTTTGCTAATGCGGTATCACACGCTCATACTGTGCTTGCACAGTTTGAACGTGATTCTGGTCGGATGGTCCGGCGTCGTTACAACTTTCCAACGCAAAAGGCGGTGACAACAGACACTATTGCTGTCGGCCAGGTTCCATATACTGGCGTTTCAGCAACGTGGATGTTTACACCGCCTTACGGTGACTTGGTTAGGACCCGTGAGACGGTCCAACGTAGGTGGTTTTCTGGAGCTTTTACGTATCATCTTCCATCCGGATATGACTCCCGGAATGGAATGGCACGTTTTGCTCTAGAGGCCGATAAGTTACTCGGCATCTCACTTACGCCAGAAACTCTCTGGAACCTCGCACCGTGGAGCTGGGCCGTGGATTGGTTCTCCAGTACAGGAGATGTCATTTCGAATCTCTCTGACTGGGCGACATATGGCCTGGTTATGCGGTATGGGTACATGATGGAACATACCATCGTTAAAGATACCTATACTCTTTCAGAATCCGGTCTTATCGACCGAGGACTGAAAGCTTCCCCAGTGTCTTTCGTCAATGAGACGAAGATACGTCGGAAGGCTAACCCCTTTGGTTTTGGACTAACTTGGGCGGGCTTGTCACCCTTCCAGTTGTCCATAGCTGCGGCCCTGGGATTGTCCCGGGATCGCTAGACAGAGCGTCTTGCGCTGTCGTCAATCACCATGTTCGGCTTGGATGCCGGACGTAAGGAGCAACGCCTATGTCGTTCACTGACCCTCAGTCCATCACGATCTCAGCTGTCACGACGTCCCTCCCACGAGTTGATGTGGGCCGGAACGCCAGTGAATATCTGAGCGCGGATGGACTGATCAAGCTCTCCGCTTCCCACGCCTACGGGCGCAGGACGCGGCGTGTCTTGAGGATCGACCATTCGAAGATCACGGCCGACCCGTTCATCCCAGCGCAGAACACGAAGGTGTCGATGAGTAACTACATCGTCTTCGACGTGCCACCGGCTGGGTACACGAACGCCGAGGCTCTCGCTGTCTACACCGGCTTTAAGGCGGTGTATACGGCGACTTCGGACGCCCTCATCTCCAAGCTTCTTGGCGGTGAGAGCTGAGGTCTTGGACATGGTACGGTCTTAAGGAACTTAAGATCGTACCGGGATCACCCAACGGGGGCCCTCCGGCTCCCGATGGTCCGAATTGGAAGTTGCTTTGCTTCTTCCTTTTCGTGATTCTGTCCTTTGCCTCTGGTGTCGAGCTAGCACGCAACTAGGAAGTTGTGTGTGATGTTCGGCGTGAGCTATGTAGGCTAAGGAGAAGTACACCTCTATTTAAGGAGGGCTTCTGAAAAGCCTAATGTTGCTCTGGCAGAAGATCGCGGAGGAATCCGCGGTCAGGTGTCACACTAGCGCCACCATGGACATCAAAAATGTCCAAGGTCGTGTCGAACATGAGGGGTTATCGTTTTTGACGATAACCCTACCTACCTTTGGAAAAGACTTCCAAAAAAGTCTCGACCTAGGGTATGTCGATCGTCATCTTTTTGCCGGATTCCGGCGAAAAGGAGGGCTCCCCCGATTTCTCGGAGGTTTCCTCGATCGTGTGTTCGACCGAAATGGTGGGGTGTTACATGCGCATCCTGATATAGATGCAATTCTTGCTGTTCGCCAGCTAACGCTGATGTTTAGCAAGATTTCTCTTCCGTGCAGTGATGCACGTCAGAGAAATGCTATATCGGAATACGTTATGTGTGAGCAGGAAGTCCGCAGAGGTGACCGCGAGCGTACCGAGTTTCAAATCTCGGAATTCAAGCGGGTCTCCTCCTTGCTTTTGAGTACAGTCTTCAGTGAAGTAGATCATTCGATCTACAACATGGAGCTGACTCCTAAGCATGGCCCAGGTGCCACAGCTGATCGACTTAGTGGAAACGCTAAGTATCGACAGACTGAATGGACCGAGCGCCTCGAGAGCATCTTGCCTTCCGGCGAAATGCTCTTACCTAACTGGAGGTATTACCAACAGTTAGACGGGGTTGACTTCCTCGAACCTGGATCCGAGAGACCTGTTAGGGTCATAACGGTTCCTAAAACGCTCAAAACACCTAGAATTATCGCGATTGAGCCTACTGCGATGCAATACTCACAGCAGGCCATATTACGCGAAATTCTCCATGCGATTCGCAAGAATGACTCCTTGCGACGTATGGTCGGATTCGATGACCAGGAGCCTAATCAGCTTCTGGCAAAGAGAGGTTCTGAATTTCAGGACCTTGCCACACTCGATTTGAGTGAGGCATCCGATCGTGTTTCGAATCAGCTCGTACGTGCTCTGCTGCATAACTGGCCTTATTTGCATGAGGCCGTTGATGCTAGTAGGTCACGGAAGGCTGATGTGCCTGGCCATGGCGTTATACGTCTGGCCAAGTTCGCGTCTATGGGTTCAGCTTTGACCTTTCCCATGGAAGCCTTGGTCTTTGTGACCTTGATTTTCATGGGTATTGAGTCTCAGCTTAACACCCCCCTTTGCTGGAAAGATATAAATTATTTTTCCAACAAGGTGCGCGTCTACGGAGACGATATTATCGTACCCGTAGAATATGTGGGTTCCGTTGTTTCTATGCTTGAGTCTTTCGGGACTCAGGTTAATAGAAGCAAGTCTTTCTGGACTGGAAAGTTCAGAGAGTCCTGCGGTCGCGAGTATTACGACGGCCAAGACGTTTCAATTGTCAAGGTACGTCGTGTATTCCCGACACAACGGAGGCACGCCCCTGAGGTCATTTCTATAGTTTCGCTTCGTAATCAGCTGTATTTTGCTGGTTACTGGCAAACTGTGAAATGGTTGGACGAGTACATTGTGAAGGTGATTCGTCACTTTCCCACTGTCTTGCCCACTTCTCAGGTCCAGGGTCGTCACAGTGTCCTTGGATATGATAATACCCAAGGATACAGTGACAGCCTGCATATCCCCCTTGTCAGGGGATATGTGGTGAAGTCCCGTATCCCTCCAGATGTTTTGGATGATACGGGCGCCTTGCTCAAGTTCTTCTTGAAGCGCGGCGGTTTGCCATCCGTCGATAAGAGGCACTTGGAGCGTGCTGGACGCCCCTCAGCC